GGGTGCAGCAGGCTCAAGTGCCACAACAACCTCAACGTCCCACTCCTAGCCCTCGTGCAGAGGAATGGGCAGAGCAAAACTCGTGGTTTGGACAAGACCGCGTGATGACCTATGCTGCTTGGGGCATACATCAAACACTTGTTGAACAAGAAGGTGTTGACCCCAGTTCAGATGAGTACTATACTGAACTTGACAAACGTGTTAGGAATACTTTTCCAGACAAGTTTAAAGACCAATCCAGACAACAGCGTTCCGCGCCTGCTGTTGCCCCTGCCGCCCGTAGTTCGGGAATAAATAGTGCGCGCCGTACTGTCCGGCTTTCGCCGAGTCAGGTTGCTATAGCAAAAAAACTGGGCGTTCCTCTTGAAGAGTATGCCAAGTATGTTAAGGAGTGAAACAATGACTAAAGTTACTATCGACAAAGCCCCTCGCGCAACACGCGATACGGAAAAACGTCGCCGTCCTTGGACCCCTCCCTCACGTCTTGACGCGCCTCCTGCCCCTGAAGGGTTTAAGCATCGTTGGATCCGTGCTGAAGTAAACGGGCAAATAGACAAAGCAAACGTCTATAGCCGTCTTCGTGAGGGCTATGAACTAGTCCGTCTTGAAGAACTGCCCGAAGAATACCAAGGCATGATGCCTACCGTTGATGACGGTAAGCATGCAGGTGTTGTTTCTGTTGGTGGTCTTTTGCTTGCAAGAGTTCCTGACGAAACCATCGCAGAGCGCAACGAGTATTACCGTCGTAAGGCTCAGGAACAGTTACACGCTGTTGACAACGAGATGATGCGAGAAAACGCTCACTCTACAATGCGGATCCAGAGCCCCGAGAGGAGCTCGCGCACTTCATTCCGTCAACCCTAAAAAGTTGATTTTTTAATTTTTGTAGGAGCTACAAATGGCAAATATCAATAAGCCTTTTGGTTTGCGTCCCGTTGGTAACTTGTCTGCTACTGGTGCCCAGAAGCAGTACGGCTATCAGATTGAGGATAATCAAGCCGGAGCAATTTACCAAGGCGACTTGGTCGTCGTATACGACGGTTACATCATTAAGTATGACGCATCCACACATGCCGCCCCCACAGGCGTCTTCAACGGTTGCCAGTACTATGATCCGACCCGTGCGGGCAAGCCCACATGGAAGAACTTCTACCCCGGTAGTGTCAACATCACACAAGGCATTATTGCTTGTGAAGTGTTGGATGATCCCAACCAGCTTTTCTTGATCCAAGCTGCTGGTACTATTACTCAAGCCGATATCGGTAAGAACGCTGATCCCACTGCTTCCACAACTGGTAGCACAACGACTGGTGTTTCTAACGGTACGTTGGGTACTCCCGCGAAGACTGCTGCATTGACTATGAAAATTGTCGGCTTGAGCGAACAAGCTAACAACGAATTGGGTCAGTACGCGGTTGTTGTTGTTAAACTTAATCAACACCAGTACGGTAGTACAGGCGTTGCTGCTGACGGAGCATAATCATGGCTATTACACGTTCCCAACTAGTAAAAGAACTTGAGCCCGGCCTGAACGCACTGTTCGGTTTAGAGTACAAGCGCTACGAAAACGAGCACGAAGAGATTTTCTCTATTGAGACATCTGATCGTGCATTTGAAGAAGAGGTCATGTTGACTGGCTTCGGTTCTGCTCCAGTGAAAACTGAGGGTGCCGGCGTTCAGTACGACACAGCACTGGAATCCTTCACAGCCCGCTACACACACGAGACCATTGCTATGGCTTTCGCGTTGACAGAGGAAGCCGTGGAAGATAACTTGTATGACCGCTTGTCAGGTCGTTACACCAAAGCTATGGCTCGTTCAATGAGCTTCACAAAGCAAGTAAAAGCTGCTTCTGTGTTGAACAACGGTTTCACTGCAGGCAACTATGCCGGCGGCGACGGCGTTGCATTGTTCGCAACCGATCACCCAACTGCCTTGGCTCAGAACTACTCTAACACTCCCGCAGTGGCAGCAGATCTGAACGAGACATCGTTGGAGCAGGCTTTGATCGACATCGCCGCGTTCATCGACGAGCGTGGTTTGAAGGTCGCTTTGACTGGTCGCAAGATGATTGTTCCTAAGGAACTGCAGTTCACTGCAGAGCGCCTGATGAAGAGCACTTTGCGCACTGGCACTGCTGATAACGACATCAACGCTATCAAGTCCATGGGCATGCTCCCAGAAGGCTATGCCGTCAATCATTACCTGACTGACGTCAATGCTTGGTTCATCATCACTGATGCACCTAACGGCTTGAAAATGTTCCAGCGTTCACCCATCAAGACAGCCTTTGAAGGCGACTTTGACACAGGTAACGTTCGTTACAAGGCTCGTGAGCGTTACAGCTTCGGCTGGTCTGACCCACGTGGCGCTTACGGTTCGCCCGGCGCTTAATATTTCTTCGGAAATATTTGAAAAGGGAGCCTTGTGCTCCCTTTTTATTTGGTGTATATTGCAATCACTCCGGGGTTATCCGGTGCATTAGACTAGTCCCGGCTAGACGACATACAGACTAATGCGCCTAACTTGTATGTAAGGAAAAATCATGGCAAATACCACGTTTAATGGACCAGTTCGTTCCGTAAATGGTTTTCAAGACATTTCTATCAGTGCCACCACTGGCGCAGTCACCGTTGACGCTACATTTGGTGCTACTACCAGCGTAACTAACCTGACTACTACAAATCTGGTTTTTACTGATCAAAACCACCCCACAACCGCTGCGATTAACGCTACGGCTACAGCCACTGCAGCACAAGTTGCAACTGGTTACATCACTTCTACTTCAGCTTCTCCTACAACCATCACATTGCCAACAGGCACGTTACTTGGTGCTGCTATTAGTGCAACACGTGGTACTGTTTTAGAGTTGTATGTGGATAACACCGCTGGTGCATCTACTGTGACCATTGCTGTTGCTACCAACGGTATTTTGTCTAGCGCTGCTGCTGATACTGCAGGTAGTTTTGGTGACTTGACCATTGCTGCTGGTGCAACCGGCCTTGCGCGCTTCACTATCATGTTCTCAAGCGCAACAGCCTACGTGTTTACCCGTACTGCTTAATTGATCTAGGGGGCCTCGGCCCCCGTTTACAAGGAGATTAATTATGGGTTTTCAATATGACGTAAAAGCAAAGACGATGGCCACGACTGCTGCCACCGGCATCGGTCAGCCTCGCGCGCGTATCAAAGCAGTCTACTTTGTTGCGGGATCTGCTGGATACATCTCTTTTACAGATGGTGGTTCTGGCGGTGTAGAGCGACTTCGTATAGCTGCTCCTGCCAGTACGGCAGGAAACGGATCTACCTCTGTTTTAATTCCCGGAGATGGTATTGTCTTTTTAGATGATCCCTATTTAACAATCAGTGGCCCTACTTCGGTCACATTCTTCTACGGATAAGGAGTCCAAAATGGGACGAGCAGCAAAAATGGCAGACGATCAGTACCAAGGCGAAGTTCAGCCCGGTGCACAGAAGCAAGATATGGCTAAAGGCGGCCCCAAGCAAACAGCACGCAAAACAGTGGCTCCTTCTGGTTCCACTACGCCCCGTGGTGTAGGCTTGGCACGTAACAAGCCCTGCAAGATGTACTGAAATGGCTAAAACGGCGGCGTGGCAGCGGAAAGAAGGCAAAAGTCCCAGTGGCGGATTAAACGCCAAGGGCCGTGCTTCTTACAACAAGGCTAATCCGGGTAAACCCGGATTAAAGGCCCCGCAGCCAGAGGGAGGTCCTCGCAAAGATTCATTCTGTGCCCGTATGGAAGGCATGCGAAAGAAGAATACAAGCGAGAAGACAGCCAAGGATCCAGATAGCAGGATTAACAAGAGCCTGAAGAAGTGGAAGTGCTAAATGGAAAGCATTGTTTGGAACATGGTTCTAACGGCAGGCGTAGGGTTTGTAGGGTGGGTTCTGCGCGATAAAGCAGCAGAAATAAACCGTCTACAGATCTTGATTAATCGCACCCGCGAAGAAATTGCCAAGGAATATGTGACCAAAGCCGAAGTCCATGCAGACATCAACCGTGTTTTGGATAGACTAGACCGGTTGGATGAGAAGTTAGATCGTTTAATGGCAACAACTTTAAAAGGATAGCAAGATGAACTACAAACACGGCGGACTCGCAAAAAAAGGCGAAGGCATTGCTAAAAAGGGCTTTGCTAAAGGCGGCATGGTTGCAGGCGTAAGCCAATCACAGGGTAAAACCTTGAACCAAAACGTTAAGAAAATGGAAGGTGACAAAGTTGCCGTCCGTGGTGTTGGCGCAGCCCGTGCCCGCACAGCAATGATCTACTGATATGGCTGTTTCCGGCGTATCCGATTTTGATCTGCAGTTTGACGACCTCATAGCTGAGGCGTATGAGCGCTGCGGTATTGAGGTGCGCGACGGTTACGACATGAAGACGGCGCTTCGCTCCGTCAACTTGATTTTTGCAGAGTGGGCCAACCGTGGTCTTAATCTGTGGACGATTGAGCAGCGCCAGCAGGTGCTGACGCCCGGTGTGTATGAGTATGACCTACCCGCAGACACGATTGACGGCCTCTCAGCCGTGATTCGGACCAATGCAGGCCAGTCTACCCAGCAGGACATCACAATCGACCGTATAGGCCGCGCTGAGTGGCTGCATGTGCCTAACAAGTTGACCCAGTCACGTCCTGCGCAGTACTACATTCAACGCACAGTGCCGGCCAAGGTGTTTTTGTACCCATCTCCTGATGCGACTCAGACTTGGACTTTTGTCTACTACGCAATTCGCCGCATGGATAATGCGGGCGGTTTTACTAACACTGCTGACATCTCTTTCCGTTTCCTGCCTTGTTTAGCGGCGGCGTTGGCGTATTACTTGGCCGTCAAGAAAGCGCCTGATCGCGTCATGCTGCTTAAGCAAATGTACGAAGAAGAGTTTATGCGTGCAGCAGCAGAGGACCGTGAGCGCTCGGGCTTCTTTGTGGTACCTACGTATACACAGAGGTAACCCATGGCCTATGTATCAGGCAAATTTGCAATTGCGCTGTGCGACAGGTGTGGCCAACGGTACAAACTCAATACGCTTACCAAGGAATGGACAGGATTTAAAACCTGCCCTGAGTGCTATGAACCCAAGCATCCACAGTTGGAGCCAAAGCGCTCGATAAATGAGCCACAGGCCTTGCAACAACCTCGTCCAGAGAGTAGACTTGGGGTTACCGTCTACGTCGGGTTCACGGCTGATACTTCGTTTGCTAGTATCGGAATGATGCCGATGCCTTATGCCAAACCACTGACTGCTCAAGCAGTCCTTGGAACAGTCACAACGAGCATCACATGACATACACCGAATTAAAAGCTGCCATCATTGCTTACACCGAAAATCAGGGGTTTACGGCCACTGATTTAGCCACGTTTACAAAGCAGGCAGAGCAGCGCATCTACAATTCGGTTCAGATTGCCAATCTGCGCAAGAACGTTACGGGAGTCTTGTCTTCCGGCAACAAATATTTGGCTTGCCCTAACGATTATTTATCCAGCTATTCTTTGGCTGTTTATCCCTTTGTCAGCACTACTGCAACAGGCACTGCTGGTCAATCAACGATTGTTGTAGCCAGCGCCTCGGGTATTGTTGTGGGGCAATATGCTGCTGGAACAGGTATTGGCACAGAAGCGGTAGTGACACTGATTGTGGGCACCACTATCACACTGAGCGTAGCCAATAGCGGCACCGTATCAGGGGCAGTGACGTTCCAAGGTGATTACACGTACTTGTTGAACAAAGATGTCAACTTTATTCGTGAGGTGTACCCCAACCCCCGGGATGTAGCACTTCCTAAGTATTACGCTATCTTTGGCCCACAGTCCGCAAATGACGCTGAGTTGTCGTTCATTTTAGGCCCAACGCCTGATGCAAATTACTACGCTGAGTTGCATTACTACTACTATCCACCATCCATTGTGACTGCGGAAACAACGTGGCTAGGTGATAACTTTGACTCTGCACTCTTGTATGGTTGCTTGGTGGAAGCCTATACCTACATGAAGGGCGAGCAGGATATGATGGTTTTGTACGATACCAAGTACAAAGAAGCACTGATGCTCTTGAAGAACTTGGGCGATGGTAAGCAACGTGGTGATGCTTATCGCGACGGTCAACTTAAACTGCCTGTGAGGTAATAGATGATTACAGCAGGACTTACCGATAGTTTTAAGCAGCAGTTGTTGTTGGGAGTGCATGATTTTGCAACGGATACGTTTCGTATTGCGTTGTATACCTCTTCTGCTACGCTAGGTCCCAATACAACTATCTACAGCAGCACAAATGAGGTATCTGGAACAGGATACACCGCACCGGGTCTGGTTTTAACAAATATCACTGTTCTCCTTTCACAGGGAGTGGCGTATGTTAATTTTGACAATCCTGCATGGGTAGGTGCAACATTTACCACGCGTGGAGCATTGATTTATAACGCTACCAAGGCTGGGAAATCAGTTGGCGTGCTTAATTTTGGTGTGGATCAGACCATGTTAGGCCAATCTTTTACTATTCAACTTCCGACAAACAATCCGGAAAACGCATTAATCCGCATCTCTTAAGGAGCCTCACATGAGCTTGGACAAAATCACCGCTACCGATCAAGTAGCCGCAATTACAAAATACAATACCATGCCTTCTGATGAGATGGCTATACACGGTACATACCATGCTGTTTGCTACGGCGCTGATGGGCAAGTCAAATGGGAAGCCCCTATTGAAAACTTGGTAACGACTGTTGGTAAAAACTTGACCTTGGATACTATCCTTGGCAACTCAGCCGCTGGCGCAGTTGTGATGGGATTAAAGGGTGTGGGCACTGCTAACGTTGCAGACACACAAGCTTCTCACGCAAGCTGGTTAGAGGTGGGTGGCACTAACGCTCCTGCTTATTCCGGTAACCGTCCTACGCCTTCATTTGCTTCAGCAGCCGCTGCAAGCAAGGCTACATCTTCTGCCGTGTCGTTCTCTATGACCAGCACAGGGACTGTGGCAGGCTGCTTTATCAACATTGGCGGTAGCGCAACTAAAGATTCAACCACTGGCACACTGTTCTCTGCTGGTGATTTCTCTAGTTCTAAAGCTGTTGTTAACGGTGACACGATTGCGGTCACGTACCAGTTAACTCTTACATAATTGTGGTAGGATACACTCTTTAACAGGAGTGTTCCATGACCAAAGTAAATCGTTTATTAAACATTTGGCGGGCTATGCACAATCGTTGCTACAACAAAAACCAAAAATCTTACGCTTATTACGGCGCAAGAGGGATTGTTGTAGACGCGGTTTGGCATGGTAAGTCAGGCTACGAAGCGTTCTTGCGCGATATGGGTGAGTGTCCTGAAGGCGGAACTATTGAGCGTATAGACGGTAATAGTAACTACGGGCCAACAAACTGCCGCTGGGCATCACGCACCGAACAAGCAAATAACAAGCGTAACAACAAGTTTTATACGGCGCACGGTAAAACGCAGACGCTGGCTTTGTGGGCAAAAGAACTCGGGTGTACATCACACGCTATTCGCCTGCGGATTAAAAACGGGATGACGATTGAAGAGGCTGTATCCAAGCCTGTGCCAGATCGACCAAATTCAAAATTAACAATGGATCAGGCGCAAGCAATTCGTGCGGGGTATCCTATGTTATCTGCACAAAAATTGGCAATGCAGTTTGGTGTTTGCAAAAAGACTGTCTTAAATATTTTGCACAATAAAACATTTGCAGAGGCATAATTTGATATGGCGTTAGCTTGGGGTGATGGCGCATGGGGTGATAACGCATGGGGCGGGGGAGAGACTTTTCCTGTCAGCGTTACTGAAACCGCCCTGATTGCTGATTCACCTGCGGCTGGGTTGTTGATTGACGTAAGTATTACGGAGTCGTTGACCGGCGGCACGTCTTGGGGCCAAGACGCTTGGGGTTCTGGTTCTTGGAGTGGCACATCAGGCATTCAAGATGTTCAGACTGTAGCTTTGACAATGAATGTGGCAGTAGATGAGTCTGCTGCTATTGCTGAAGCCCAGTCTGCTACTGCGGTGTTTGCGGGGGCTGTAACGGAAACTGCTGCTATTGCTGAGGTAAATGAAGCAATAACCAGCTACAACGTCAGTGTGGCGGATAGCCAGACCATTACGGATGAGGAGGCCGCGCAAACAAGTTACAACGAGAGCGTAGCGGATTCGGTTGGGATTGTGAGTGTAGAAGAGGCAGTTGCTACATTCTTGGGTGATATATCGGAGTCGATTGCAATAGCAGAAGCACAGGTGGCTGTGCTGATTATGACCATCAATGAGTCGATGGGTATTGCAGAGGGAACGACTGTAGGTACGTACTACCAAGAGTTTTTGACTGAGTCTGCGGCAATTACGGATACAAATACGGGTGGTGCAAACTACCGAGTAAGCCAGACGGAAACGATGGCTATAACGGAAACAAATGGTGGACGCTTTTTGTGGGAAATTATTGATGACACACAGGGCGTTACATGGCAAAATATCAGCAATCCACAAACACCGGGCTGGTCGGATGTTGATACAACTGAATCGCCCGGTTGGACACAAATTTCTACACAGTAGGAGCAATAAATGGCAAAGACATCCCTTATAGGTCTAACCCTCCCGGCAACAGGCACGTTGTCCGGTCAGTGGGGCGACACAGTCAACAACGCCATTTCCCAGATTGTGGACGTTGCAGTAGCGGGCACACAGACAATTACCGTTGACACAGACATTGATTTGGCGGTTACAGAGGGCACATACGCAAGCACAGGCCTAACCGCTAATAGCTCTCAATATGCAGTTCTCCTGTGCACGGGCGCACGTACAGCACTGCGTTTTATTAACACCCCCAAGCAGTCTAAGACCTACGTTGTCATCAACGATACAACAGGCGGCTTTGCGGTCACGGTTCGTGGTGGCCCCTCAACTCCTACAACGGGTGTAACGGTAGCGGCTGGTACACGGGCAATCATTGCTTGGAACGGTACAGACTTTGTTAATGTGGGCGGTGGCTCTGCTGCTGGCTCTGACACGCAGGTTCAGTTTAACAACTCTGGCGCTTTTGGTGCTTCTGCCAACATGACGTTT